GCACCAAGTCGCGCGTCCACCGCGAAAAAAACCGCGCCGCATAATGCCGGGGGTGGCGTCTCGAAACCCGCCGGCGCTGCAGGTCCGCCAGATCCCGCTGACGCGCCTCCACGCCGCCCCGTGGAACGCCAACGTCATGAGCGTCGCGACGCAGGCGAAGGTCCGCGAGTCGGTCCGCCGGTTCGGCGTCGTCGAGAACCTCGTCGCGCGGCCGCTCGCGCGCCGCGGCCACTTCGAAGTGCTGTCCGGAAACCACCGGCTGACGATCTACGAGGAGGAGGGGTTCGCCACCGCCGGCGTCCACGTCGTCGACCTCGACGACGCGCAGGCGCGGCTGCTCGCCCAGACCCTCAACCGCACCCGCGGCAAGGACGACCCCGAGCGGTACGCCGACCTGCTGCGCCGGATCCTCGAGGACCTCGCGCCGGCGGACATCACGCAGCTGCTCCCCGAGACCGAGCAGTCGGTCGCCAAGATCGTCGGCGACCTCGGCGGGCCCGACGTCGACCTCGCGCTCCCGCCGCCGCCCGAGCCGCGCTCGAGGCGCGGCGAGATCTACGAGCTCGGCGAGCACCGCCTCCTGTGCGGCGACGCCCTCGACCAGGCCGCCGTCGACGAGCTCCTCGCCGGCGCCGAGCCGACGCTGCTGGTCACCGATCCGCCCTACGGCGTCCACCTCGAGCTCGGCTGGCATGACTTCGCCGCGGCCGCGCCGCGCCGGCCGACGCACCGCACGACCTCGATCGCCGGCGACACCCGCGTCGACTGGACCGAGGCCTACGAGCTCGCGCCCTCGCTCGAGATCGCCTACGTGTGGCACGCCGGCCAGTGGTGCGACGAGGTCGGCGCCGGCCTCCGGGCCCGCGGCTGGCAGATCGCCCAGCAGATCATCTGGGACAAGGGCCTGTTCGCGCTCGGCCGCGGCCATTACCACTGGCAACACGAGGCCTGCTACTACGCGCTGCGGGAGGGCGCCGACGAGATCCCGTGGTACGCGCCGACGCACGTCCCCGCCTTCTACGCCCGCAAGGCCGGCTCGGGCCCGTGGCTCGGCGACCGCGCGCAGTCGACGATCTGGCCCGCGGCGTCGCCGAAGATGTCGCAGGCCGCCGCCGGCGAGGAGGACGACGAGTACGACCACCCGACCCAGAAGCCGGTCGAGCTCTACGCCCGCCCGATCCGGAACCACCTCGAGCCCGGCGCCTGGATTTACGACCCGTTCGTCGGCTCGGGCACCGCGATCATCGCCGCCGAGCTCACCGGCCGGCGCTGCCTCGCGATCGACATCGACCCCGCCTTCTGCGACGTCGTCCGCCAGCGGTACGCGATCTACACCCGCCGGCCCGAGCTCGCGCCAACCGCCAGGACGCGACGTGGGCCCCTGTCCGCCGTCTGACCGCCGGGATGACCCAACCCCGCAAGCCCGCCACGAAGAAGCGCCCAGCGCCGCGTGGGCGCGCGTCCGGCGCCAACTCGAGCAAGCGGCCAGGGCGGCCATCGAAGCTCAGCGCCGACGCGATCGCGCAACTCGAGCAGCTGGTCCGCGCCGGCACCACGATCGACGTCGCCGCGGCCGCGGTCGGCGTCAGCCGCGGCACGCTCTACCGCTGGCTCAAGCAGGGCGAGAAGGCCCGCGCCGGCACCGCCGCACGCGAACTGCGCGACCGCGTCGAGCGGGCCCGCGCGGAGAGCGAGTCGGTCCTGGTCGCCCGCATCGGCCAGGCGGCCGCCAAGGGGTCCTGGCAGGCCGCCGCCTGGCTGCTCGAGCGCCGCTGGCCCGAGCGCTGGATGAAGCCGACCGAACGACCGATCGGCGACGTGCCCGCGGCCGCGGCGGCCGATGAGCGCGACCTCGACCAAGACCCGTTCGCGGACGTCGTCGACCTCGCGCAACGGCGCCGCCACTAACGCCGCCGGCGCCAGCCTCGCCGACTTCGCGAAGTTCACCGCCCGGCTGATCCTCCCCAACCAGCAGCCGGCCCGGATGGTCCCGCACCAGCGGCGGATGCTCGCCGAGCACTTCGCCGGCGCGATCGAGACCCTGCTCCTCCTCCCCAAGAAGAACATCAAGACCACGACGCTCGCCGAGCTCGGCCTGTTCGCGCTGATGACGACCGACGACGCCGACATCCCGATCGTCGCGACCTCGCGCGACCAGGCGACCTTGCTGCTCGACGAGGCGATCGGCTTCGTGCGCCGCACCCCCGGCCTCGAGCGGCACATCGACGTCAAGCGCGGCTACCGCGAGCTCCGGGCCCGGCATGAGAACGGCGGCCGCCTGCGCGTCCTCGCCGCCGACGTCGACACCGCCGACGGCGTCACCCCCTGGCCGCTCGCCCTCGTCGACGAGCTCCACCGCGCCCGGAGCGCCGAGTTGTACGCCGTGCTCCGCGCCGGCCTCGAGGCGCGCGGCGCCCAGATGCTCGCGATCTCGACCGCCGGCACGAACCTCAACTCGCCGCTCGGCGTGATGCGCCGCGCCGCCTACCGCCTCCCGATCCTCGAGCGCGACGGCAAGCATCGCCGCGCCGCCACCGAGGACGGCAGCTACGTGATGCACGAATGGGCGCTCGACCCGACCGACGACCCCGATGACATGCGCGCCGTCAAGCAGGCCAACCCCGCGCCCTGGCACACCCTCCAGGCGCTCTCGCGCCGGCACGACTCCCCGTCGATGACCCCGTGGACCTGGCGCCGGTTCGCCTGCAACCTGTGGCAGTCGACCGCCGACCCGTGGCTCCCCGCCGGCGCCTGGGACGCCCTCGCGCGCCCCGGCATGGTTATCCCCGCCCGCTCGCCGGCGTGGCTCGGCGTCTTCCGCCACCGGGAGACCCTGAGCGCGCTGGTCGCCGTCGCGCACGACCCGCGCCGCGCCAGTGGCTGGGCGGTCTGGTCCGAGGTCCTCGCCCCTGAGCGCGGGCCGGTCGCCCTCGGCGACGTCGAGGAGGCGGTCCGCCGCGCCTCGATCCGCTTCGACCTCCGCGCCGTGGTGTTCGACCCCCAGCAGTTCGGCCGGTCCGCGGAGATCCTCGCCGACGAGGGGATCTTCATGGTGCCGATGCCCAACACGAACGCGCGCATGGCTCCCGCCAGCGACGAGCTCTACCAGGCGATCGTCGGCGGCGACCTCGTCCACAACGACGACCCGACCCTCGCCGCGCACGTCGACGCCGGCGCGATCGCCCGCACCGAGCGCGGCTGGCGCCTCACCGCCCGCGGCGCCGACGGCGACGTCGAGCTCCTGATGGCGCTGGTGATGGCCCTCGACGCCGCCTCGAGCGGCCTCGAGCGCCCCCGCCGCAAGCGCGCGATCGCCGTGTAGCGGCAGGCCACAGGAGATCGCCCAGTGGGTCTGCCCGGCCCCTTATCATGTGCCCGTGCTCGCCGCCCGACGTCAACTGGCCCCCCATGCTGCGAGCACCCGCACACCTTCCTGACGTCGGCTCCCTCTCAGCGACCGGCCAGTCGTTGACGAGCGAAAACATCGTCCTTCGCGTGCTAGACACGCCCCCATAACCAGTTCGGGCGCGACGCCCGACTTTGGGAAGCAAGCGTCGCGCCCGGAGAGAGGAGATGACCTCAGTGGCCATCCAAGCCCAACCATACGTCCCGCCGCCGACCGGCGGCACCCCCATCCTCGACGAGGCGGCCGCGCGCACCTTTCGGCGCCTCGAGCTCGCCGACGGCGACCTTGACACTGCATTCGACCGGCTCGGCGCCGGCGTCAACGCAGCCACCTTCCGACAGCTCGCCGGCGAGTGGGGAGCCCGGCCGAGCCCGTGCCTCCTGGGAGCGATGATCGCCGTTGAAATCGACCGCGCCAACCGGCAGTCCCTCCTCCGCGCCGAGCGCGCCTACCTCGACGCCGAGCGCCGCTGGCGCATCGACGTCCACCCCGGCCAGCTTGCCCTCGACGGGATCGAGCCCGGCCGACACATCCCCGGCGACACGATCACCCACCGCCAGGAGCTCGTGCTCGCCGTGCGGATCCGCGCGCACAACTGCTGCGAGGACTGCGGCCGCTCGGAGCGGGGCCGCCGATTCGACATCCACCACCTGACCTACGAGCGCTACGGCCACGAGCTCCCCGACGACGTCCTGTGGATCTGCCGCGGCTGCCACGACCGGCGCCACGGCCTCGTCGACGGCCACCCGCCACCCCCGGTCTAGAGCGCCCGTTTGTCATCTGCTCACAGTTTGTGTGAGCCGGGCCCCGCCGGCGCGTTAGTACACCGGCCAGATTCCTGTTGGTGATCTGCACACAGGCGTACCCTTCGCCGGGATGGCGGCGCTCGACGCGATCGTGGACCCGATCAGCCTCGCCGACCGATGCGATCGGGAGCTCGACCGCCGCGCCGGCCCCCTGAACCGCTTCTGGGACTACTACCGCGGCGAGGCCCAGGTCCTCTACGCGACCGTCAAGTTCCGCGAGGCGTTCGGGCGGCTGCTCAACGAGATCACCGACAACTGGTGCGGCGTCGTGATCGACAGCGCCGTCGAGCGCCTCCGCGTGACCGGCTTCCGTTTCGGCGCCGACGAGTCCGCCGACGACGACGCCTGGGCGATCTGGCAGTCGAGCCAGATGGACGCCGACCAGGTCCAGGCCCATGAGGAGGCCTCGATCACCGGCCTCTGCTACCTGCTCGTCGAGCCGCCCGCCGAGACCGACACCGGCCTCCCCAGGATCTCGCCGCTGTCGCCGCTCGAGGCGGTCACCGTCAACGCCCCCGCGAACCGCCGCCGCCGGATCGCCGGCTACCGCCGGTTCGTCAACGAGCTCGGGATCCCCGAGGCGCGGGTCTACCTCCCCGACCGCGCGATCGTGCTGATGACCGACCCCGAGCGGATGCCGGCGCCGACCGACCTCGAGGGCGACCACGTCGAGTACGGCAACTGGCAGGTCGTCGGCGAGATCGATAACCCCGCCGGCGTGGTTCCGATGGTCGAGATGGTCAACAAGTCGCACCTCGGCCGCGGCGGCGAGTCGGACCTCCAGCCGATCCTCTCTAAGCAGGACGTGATCAACAAGTTCCTGGTCGACGCCGTCGTCAACTCCGAGTACAGCGCCTACTTCCAGCGGTGGGCGACCGGGATCCAACTCGAGACCGACGGCCGCGGGAAGGCGGTCCCGCCCGAGCAACTCATGTCCGGCGTCAACTCACTATTCGTGAGCGAGAACGACGCCGCCAAGTTCGGCGCGTTCCCCGCCTCCGACGGCAAGGTGTTCGTGGCGCTGATCGAGATGCTGGTCCAGCACGTCGCCGCGCAGACCCGCACCCCGCCGCACTACCTCACCGCCGGCCTCGGCCAGTGGCCGAGCGCCGACTCGCTGCGCGCCTCGGAGGAGGGCCTGGTCCAGAAGTGCCGGCGCAAGATCCTCGAGTTCGGCGAGGAGCACGAAGAATCGATGCGGATCTCGTTCCTCATGCTCGGCGACACCGACCGCGGCCACAACTACGCGCTCGAGACCATCTGGGCCGACCCGCAGCGCGTGAGCATCGCGCAGATCACCGACGCCGCGGTCAAGGCCCGCCAGTCGCTCGACGTCCCGCGCGTCGCGACCTGGCGCATGATCGGCGCCAGCCCGCAGGAGATCGACGAGTGGGAGGAGGAGCTTGCCGAGGAACGCGCCGCCGAACCGCCCGAGCCCGAGGCCCCGGCCGGCCCGCCCGTGCCTGCGCCCCCCGGCGCTACTGTTCCCGCTAGCTGATGGCCGACGCGCCCGCCCCGCCCGCGAACACACCGCCTCCCGCGGACCCGCCGCCCCCAGCCGACCCGCCGCAGGATCCCGCCGCCCCGTCGACCGACGACGTGATCAAGAACCCGCAGGTCGTGCTCGACCTGCTCTCCCAGACCCGCGATTCCGAGCGGCGGCTGAACCGGCGGATCAAGGACTTCGAGCGCGCCGAGCGCGACCGCTCCGAGGCCGCCAAGACCGAGCTCGAGCGCGCGACCGACCGCGCCACGACCGCGGAAACCTCGCTCCAGGGGGAGCAGCTAGGCCGGCTACGGCTCGAGGTCGCGCTCGAGCAACTCGCCGGCGACAACCCCGCCGTCAAGATGGCGATCGCGATGGCGCCCCGGCTCCAGGGGTCGACCCGCGAGGAGTTGATCGCCGACGCCGGCCAGATGCGCTCGCTCCTCGGCCAGCAGCCACCCGGCAGCAACGGCACACCGCCGCCCGCCGGCGGGTTCGACTTCGGCTCCGGGAGCCGCCTCCCCGCCGCCGGCGCCCCCGCAGCGAACACTGACGCTGGTTTCAGCGCCGCCCTGCGCCGCGCCGCCGGACGCTAGGCAGCCAGGCGAGCCGTCACGCCGCCAGGGCCCCCGCGGGGCCCGACCGCGGCCCCTAAGGCCTCCCCGCCGGCCGCCCCGGCAGAACGCCTGTCGTGGCGTCTGGGCCGGGTGTACGATTCGCCGCGTTGACGACTTGATCTGAGCGGCGGCGCCCGCCGCGGGCGCGGTCCCGGAGGGCGCGATGCCCTCGACGCCGCCAGCGCAGATCGAGAAGCCGGCCCTCCTCAGCCCGCAGGCGCGACGCCGGCGGGCGAGCGAACACAAGTTCATCG